ATGCAGCGCTCGGGCAGCTTGTCGCGGGCGAAGCAGCGGAAGCGGAACGATCGGCCAAGGCGGTTTCCGCCTTGGTGCGAGCCGAGCGCGAACTGGCTGAGTTCGAGGCGTCGGGCGCCGTGCAAGCTGATGACGATGATGAAAGCCGCAGCGCCGAGCTTCGCCGAAGACTTACTCTCTATGTTGAGTCCGTTCGAGCTGGCGCAGTTCCTGAAGTTCTGGAGAGGATCGCTCTTACAGGCTCTGCTGAATGATTGGCGCAGCTGGGCGCGGGAACAACAGATCGCGCCTGATGGCGACTGGCGCGCTTGGGTGTTCCTGGGCGGTCGCGGCGCTGGGAAAACCCGTGCGGGAGCGGAATGGGTTTCGGAACTCGTGCGCTGGCGCAAAGCGCGGAGGGTCGCGCTGATCGGGCCGACCTTTCACGACGTGCGTGAGGTGATGATTGAAGGTGCGTCTGGCATTCGCGGGCTGCCGTGTGTGCGACCGCTTTATGAAGCGAGCCGGCGGCGCCTGGTCTGGCCGAATGGCGCGCAAGCGTACTGCTTTTCAGCCGAGGATTCAGAAGCGCTGCGCGGGCCGCAGTTCGACGCGGCCTGGGCTGATGAATTGTGCTTCTGGGCCGAGCCCGAGGAAACGCTGGCGACTTTGGAACACGGACTGCGGCTTGGGCAATCGCCGAAGTTGCTGGTGACGACCACGCCTAAGCCAATCGCGGCACTGAAGGTTTTGTTGAACGCGTCCGATACCGTGGTGACGCAGTCATCGACGTTCGAGAACGCACACAACCTTGCGCCGGACTTTATCTCCGCGTTGCGCGAGCGTTGGAGTGGGACAGCGCATCAGCGCCAGGAATTGCTGGGCCACTTGATCGAGGACGTTGAGGGCGCGCTATGGACACGGGCGCAACTGGAAGCGCTGCGGACGAGTGAGAGCTGCGCCTTTGATCGTGTGGTCGTTGCTGTCGATCCGCCTGCGAGCGTGGGTGCGAAGGCGGATGCGTGCGGGATTATTGCGGCGGGCGTGTACGGCGATGGTCCTGGGCGACGCGCGGTGATTTTGGCTGATGCAACGGTGCAGGGCGCAGCGCCGCATGAGTGGGCGGCGCGCGCGGCGTCTTTAGCGCGCTCACTTGGCGCCGATGCGATTGTCGCGGAAGCGAACAATGGCGGTGAAATGGTGCGTAGTGTGCTGAACGCCGCTGCGCCGGAGTTTCTGGTGCGCCTGGTGCGTGCAGCGGAAGGCAAGCGCGCGCGGGCGGAGCCGGTTGCGACATTCTACGCGCGTGGATTGGTGACGCACGCCGGCGCATTCACTGAACTAGAAGACGAGATGTGCGCGTTTGGCGTCGGCGAAAACAAGCGCAGTCCTGACCGCGTCGATGCTTTGGTCTGGGCGCTAACGGATTTGCTGATGGGCGGCGCCGGTCCGCGCGTTCGCGTCCTTTAAGGAAAGAGATCAGATGTTTGATTGGTTGCGGAAACTCCGCGCTGGCAACGGCGTGGAGCGAAAGCTGTTGGCTTGGCATGCGCCCGGGCGCCCGGTGTGGATGTCGCGCGATCCGACAGCGTTTGCGCGCGAAGGCTATGTGCGCAATGCGGTTGCGTATCGCTGTGTTCGCATGATCGCAGAGGCGGCAGCGAGCGCACCGCTGAAGGTGGGACCTGCGGATCATCCGTTGGTGCGCTTGCTGTCGCGGCCTAACCCCGAGCAAACTGGCGTCGAGTTGATGGAGGCGTTCTACGGACACCTTCAAGTTTCCGGTAATGCCTACCTTGAAGCCGCGAGCATCGATGGCGATGCGCCGAGCGAGCTTTATGTACTGCGGCCTGACCGCATGAGCGTCGTGCCCGGCGCCGATGGTTGGCCTGTCGGCTGGGAGCATCGCACCGGCGCGCATGTGCGGCGCTTCGAGCGCGATCCAGTGACCAACGACGCGCCGATTTTGCATCTTAAGCTCTTTCATCCGGCGGACGATTGGTACGGGCTCTCGCCCATGGAGGCGGCGGCGTTCTCGATCGATATCCACAACGCGGGCGGCGCCTGGAACAAGGCGTTGATCGACAACGCCGCGCGGCCCTCTGGCGCGCTGGTGATCACCGGCGCGGGTGGTGCGGATCGATTGAGTGAAGAGCAGTTCCGGCGGCTGAAGCAAGAACTGGAAGAGATGCACGTCGGCGCCGCCAATGCGGGGCGACCGATGTTGCTGGAAGGCGGGCTCGAGTGGCGACCGATGTCGCTATCGCCATCGGACATGGATTTCATCGAAGCGCGCCACGCCGCGTCACGCGACATCGCGCTGGCGTTCGGCGTGCCGCCGATGTTGCTCGGTATTCCGGGTGACAATACATACTCGAATTATCGCGAATCGAACTTAGCGTTCTGGCGTCAAACCGCTCTGCCGCTGGCGCAGAAGGCGGCGCGCGCGATCGAGAATTGGATTGGCGATCGTTGGAATGGCTTTGGCCCAGCGGCGATCAGCGTCGATGTTGACGCCGTTCCAGCGCTAACACTTGAGCGCGAAGCGCTGTGGGCGCGGCTCGCAAGTGCAGATTTTCTGAGTGAAGCGGAGAAGCGCGCGATGGCGGGCGTCGATGCGCCGGAGCGCGCGTCATGAAAATCGATCCACGCGTGACGTTGGCTCTGATTGCGGCGCTGTTTCTGGAAACGGCTGGCGGCTTGATCTGGGCGGGGCGCGCAGCGGCGCGGCTTGAGGAGGTCGAGCGCGCGGTGGCGACGCAGCCCGAAGTGGCTGAACGCCTGGCGCGTCTCGAAGAACAAGTCAGCGAAGCGCGCCGCGCGTTGGCGCGGATCGAGCAGCGGCTGGACGAATGATCATCGAAGGTTATGCGTCGCTGTTTGGTCTGCCGGACCAGATGGGCGATGTCGTGCGCGCTGGCGCGTTTGCGGCAAGCTTGGCGCGGCGGGCTGAGCCGTTGCCGATGTTTGTCGAGCATGAGCCGCGCGCGCTTGCAGGCTACTGGACTGAGGTCCGCGAAGATGGCCGAGGGCTCTGGATGCGCGGCTTAATCCGTGACGATCTCGCAGGGGCGGCGCGGGCGAAGCGCATGCTCGCACGCGGCGTCGATGGCCTCTCGATCGGGTTCATCACTTTAGTTGATCAGCGCGGCGCCGACGGGCGCTTGCTGTTGGAAATTGAACTTCTGGAGGTGTCGATCGTGACGCATCCAATGCAGCCGCAAGCGCGGCTGACTTTCGCGCGAGCGTTCAGCCGCGCTGCTTAGGAGAACGACGTGAGAAAAGAGACAAAAGCTGCGCCCCCAGGGGCGCAGGACGCGCTGATGCGCGCGTTCGAAGAGTTCAAGGCCGCAAACGATGCGCGTCTCGGCGAGATTGAGCGCAAGCGTGGCGATGCGTTGCTGGAAGAGAAAGTCGATCGTATCGATCGGGCGCTCTCTGAGCAGAAGACGATGATCGAACGCGCCGCGCTCGCTGGGCGCAGGCCGGGGCTTAGTGCTGATCCAGCTGTGTCTGAGCACAAGTCGGCGTGGAGCGCGTATCTGCGGCGCGGCGATGCTTCCGCGCTGACGCAGTTTGAAGCAAAGGCCCTATCAGTGGGCTCCGACGCTGACGGCGGCTATGTCGCCCCGCCAGAGCTTGATCGGATGATTGAGCAGCGTTTGCGGCAAGTCTCGCCGATGCGCGCCATCGCCACAGTCCGCACCACAGGCGCTAACGTCTTCAAGAAGCCGATCAGTCTGACGGCGGCCGGGACCGGTTGGGTGGCCGAGACTGGCGCGCGGGCGCAAACGTCAACGCCAACGTTGGCGCTGCTCGAGTTTCCAACGTCTGAGCTGTACGCCAACCTCGCTGCCACCCAGACACTGCTCGACGATAGCTTCATCAATCTCGAAGAATGGATCGCGAGCGAAGTCGAAGAGGCGTTCGCCGGCCAAGAGCGCGCCGCGTTTGTGAACGGTGATGGCGATGACAAGCCGCGTGGCTTTCTGGACTATGATCTGGTCGCCGAAGGCTCGCACGTTTGGGGCAAGATTGGCTATGTCGCCACCGGCGCCGATGGCGGTTTCGGGACAACGCCGGTCGATAAGCTGATCGATCTTATCTACACGCCGAAAACCCAGTATCGCCAGAACGCGCGCTTCGTCATGAACCGCAAGACGGTGTCGGCAGTGCGCAAGCTCAAGGATGGCGACGATCGCTACATCTGGGAGCCGAACGATGCTGGTGGCTCGACGCTGCTCGGCTATGCGATCACCGAGATCGAGGACATGCCGGATATCGCGACGGATGCAGCTGCGATTGCGTTCGGCGATTTCGCGCGCGGCTATCTGATCGTCGATCGCGCTGGCGTGCGCGTGTTGCGCGATCCGTACTCCGCCAAACCGTATGTCCTGTTTTATGTGACCAAGCGCGTCGGCGGCGGCGTGCAGAACTTCGACGCGATCAAAGCGCTGAAGTTTGGGGATACCTGATCTTTGCTCTCCCGCATGCGGGGGAGCTGTCGCGCGAAGCGTGACTGAGGGGGCTGGTGCGCGCGGTTGCCGGACCTTCCCCCTCCCGCTCCGCCCGCTGTCACGGGCGTCACGACCTCCCCCGCATGCGGGGGAGGATTGAGGAACCAATGTCCATCACCATCATAACGCCGCCGGCGAGTGAGCCTGTCTCACTCGCTGAGGCGAAGCTATTTCTGCGCACTGATCACGATGCCGAAGACGAACTCATCGGCACGCTCATAGGCGCTGCGCGTGAGGCCGTTGAAGCTGCGTGCGGGCGCGCTTTGATCACGCGGCGTGTGCGCGAAAGTCTCGATATCTGGCGGCGCGAAGCGGCGCAGGGCGCTGTGCTTGGCGTTGGCCCGGTGAGCGACGTCATTGCTGTTCGGCTTTTGGCCGACAATGGCTCGCAGAGCGTGCTCGATCCAGATCGCTATCGGCTTGAAGGCCATCGCGATCGGCCGCGCTTGGTATTTGCCTCCGGCTTGCCCGCGACGCTGCGCCAGGTTGGCGGCATCGAGATCGAATATGATGCGGGCTTTGCCGACGATGCGAGCGATTTGCCGGTCGCGCTGAGGCTGGCGACGCTGCAGATCGTGGCGTCGCTCTATGAATTGCGCCAGGGCGAGGGCGGTATGCCGGAGACGGCGCGGGCGCTGATGCGTCCGTTCGCACCGGTGCGGCTATGAGCGATGCCGTTGGCGCCATGCGCCATCGCGTGACGCTGCAGAAGCCGACGCGGGTAGCCGATGAAATCGGCGGCGCGGCGACCTTGTGGAGCGATGAAGGCGCGGTCTGGGCTGCAATCGAGGCGCTGAGCGGTGCGGAAGCGCAGGCTTTCGATGCGTTGCGCGCGGTGTCGAGCTTTCGCGTGATCCTTCACCGCCGCGACGACGTGCGCGCCGGTTGGCGTGTGCTTTGGGGCGAGCGGCGGCTCCGCGTGGTCAGCGCCGCCAATGACGCCGCGCCGCGCCTTTCACTGATTTGCGAAGAGGAGTTTCTGTGAGCGCTGATAAAGCGTTGCTCGCCGGCTTGTGCGATGCGCTGGTCGCCGATGCTGGCGTGCAGACGTTGTTGGGCGATCCGGCGCGTGTTTATGACGATCCGCCGCCAGACGTGATGTTTCCGTATGTCACGATCGGGCGCATCGAGAGCCAAGCGCGTGATGCAAGCGCGGCGACCGCGCTTGAGCACGGCGTCACGCTGCATGTGTGGTCCCGCTATGGCGGCCGCGCCGAAGCGCTCGACGTGATCGCCGCGATGCGCGCCGTTTTGCACAACGCACCGCTTGAGATCGAGGATCGCAAGCTGGTGCTCTTGTTTGCCGCATTCGCAGACGTGTTTCGATCCGGCGACGGGCGCACCACGCATGGCGTCTTGCGGCTCCGCGCCATCACTGAAGAGGCATAAGATATGGCAGGCCAAAAGGGACGCGATGTCCTCATTAAGATTGGTGACGGCGACGAGCCGGAAGTGTTCACGACCGTTGCCGGCATTCGCGCCAAGACGATCTCGCTCAATGCGCGCACGGTGGACGGTACGTCTGGTGAAAGCGCCGAGGCTTGGCGTGAGCTGATCGCGGGCGCTGGGGTGAAGTCAGCGAGTGTGAGCGGTGCGGGCGTGTTCAAGGACACGGCATCCGATGCGATGTTGCGTGAAGCGTTCTTCGCGCAGGCGGCGCGGTCGTTTCAGCTGGTGATCCCGGACTTCGGGACGCTGATGGGGCCGTTTCTGGTGGAGTCGCTCGATTACGCTGGCGACCATGACGGCGAAGCGGCGTTTGCGATCACGCTTGCCTCGGCCGGCGTCTTAAGCTTCACGGCGCTCTGATGCTGCACAATCGCGCACGCGGCGAAGTGCTGCTGACCATTGGTGGCCGTGAGCGAAAGCTTTGCGTCACGCTTGGTGCTTTGGCCGAGCTGGAAGCTGCGTTTGACGTGGCTTCGTTCGCTGAGCTTGGAGAGCGGCTGGCGCAGATGACGGCGGCTGATTTGCTGACTGTGTTGTCGGCGCTGATTGCGGGCGGCGGCGAAGTGATGTCGCCGGGCGAACTCGCGGCTTCGCGGATCGAGCCGCGCGCGGCGGCGGAAGCCGTGGCTGAGGCGTTCAAGCAAGCGTTCGGCGTCGATGACTGAGCGGACCCCGTGGGGCGCGCTGCTGGCGCTCGGCGTTCAGCTTGGCGTAGCGCCTGCTGCGTTCTGGCGCTTGAGCTTGCGCGAATGGCGCGCGCTGACGACGCCTGTAAACAGCCAAATTTTGCCGCGCGGCGCCTTCGAGGCGCTGGCGGCCCAATTTCCGGATGAGGTGCGATGACTGGGTTCAAAGACGGCGACCTTACTGGCCTGCATGGCGAGATCGCTGAGGCGCAGGCAGCGCTGCAAGCGTTTGCGCAAGGCCCGGCGCGGCGTGCCGCGGACGACGTGGCGGTGTCGTTCGAGCGCGCGGGTGAGCGCATTGCGCGTGCGTTGGGGAGGGCGGCGATCGACGGCGAGGGATCGTTCAAACGCTTGGCAAAGGTGATCTTGGAGGAGTTGGCGAAGGTAGCGTTGAACCAGGTGTTCGGCGCCAAGTCGCCGTTCTTCGGCGCGCGGGCCAATGGCGGCGCGGTGAATGCGGGTGGCGCTTATCTGGTGGGCGAACGCGGGCCGGAATGGTTCGTGCCGCGCCAAGGCGGCTCAATCGCGCCACAGGGCGGCGCCAGTGTCTCTGTGCATTTTCACTTGAGCGGCGGCGCTGATGCGAACGCAATTGCGCGCCACCAAGGCCAGATCGCGGCTTCAATTGCGCGCGCGGTGGCGTACGGGAGGCGCAATCTGTGAGCGCGTTTCATGAGGTGGTGATGCCGCTGCCGTTCGCGCTCGGCGCGAGCGGCGGGCCGGAGCGGCGCGTGGATATCGTAGCGCTCGGTTCAGGCGCCGAGGCGCGCAACACGCCGTGGGCTCATGGACGGCGGCGCTACGATATTGGTGGCGCAGTGCGCACGCTCGATGAGTTGCACGCGTTGATCGCGTTCTTTGAGGCGCGACGCGGCAAGCTACACGGCTTCCGATTTCGCGATCCGTTCGACTTCAAGTCTTGCGCGCCGTCCCAGGCGATCTCTCCGACAGATCAACAGATTGGCGTCGGCGACGGGGCAGCGGTGAGCTTTCAACTCGTTCGAACCTACGGCAGCGGCGAGAGCGCTTACGCGCGACCTATCACGAAGCCGGTCGTAGGCACCGTGCGGATTGCGCTTGATGGCGATGAGCTGGCGGCGGAGGCGTTCAGCTTCGACTCCTTGACCGGGATTGCAACACTTGATGTAGCGCCTGCTGTGAACGCGATCGTCACTGCCGGATTTCTCTTCGATACGCCCGTGCGCTTCGATATCGACCGCCTCGATCTGTCGCTCGACGGCTTCGGCGCCGGGCGCGCGCTTTCTGTTCCCTTGATTGAAGTCCGGGTCTGATGCGAACTATTCCTGAAGAGATGGCCGAACGCTTAGCGTCCGGCGTGACGACGCTCGCGCATGTGTGGCGTGTTACGAGGCGCGATGGCGCTGTGTTTGGCTTTACCGATCATGACGAGCCGCTGGCATTTGATGCGCTTGTTTGTGAACCGGTGACGGGCTTCAGTGGCGGCGCCATAGAGAAAAGCTCCGCGCTGAACGCAGATTCCGCGAGCGCTGCCGGCGCGCTGATCGCCGATGCGATTACCGAAGAAGATTCGTCGCGCGGGCTTTGGGATAGCGCGCGCGTTGATGTGTATCGCGTCGATTGGTCTGAACCCGCTCTGCGTGTGCACCTCTTCGCTGGGCGTATCGGCGAGGTCCGGCGTGGTGCGCAGGCGTTCGAGGCGGAACTGCGTGGGCTACAGGCGCAACTGAACGTACCCGTTGGTCGTGTCTATTCGCGCTTCTGCGATGCGGACTTGGGCGATGCGCGGTGTGGTAAGCTGATCGAGACTGCCGAGTATCGTGGCGAAGGTGCGGTGACTGATGTTCTTGCTGGCGGCGCCTTTGTGGCGTCTGGGCTGGAGGCGTTCGCCGACGGGTGGTTCGCGCGCGGGCGTTTGGTTTGGGCCGAAGGCGGGGAGAGTGAAGTCTCTTTGCATCGGTTGAGCGAGGTCGGCGCCTTTATCGAGTTACTTGATCCGCCAAGCGTCGCCTTGGAGATCGGCGCATTGTTTGCGATTTATGCGGGCTGCGACAAGCGTCATGAAACCTGCAGCGCGAAGTTTGCCAACACCATCAACTTTCGCGGCTTCCCGCACATGCCGGGCAACGACGCGGCGCAGGCAGGGCCGGTTGCGGGCGAGCCGGTCGATGGAAGCTCGCGCTTCTCATGATCACCAGAGATGCGATCCTGACCGAGACACGCTCTTGGATCGGGACGCCCTATCGGCATCAAGCCAGCGCCAAGGGTGCGGGCTGCGATTGCTTGGGCCTCGTGCGCGGCGTGTGGCGTGCGCTGTATGGCGCCGAACCTGAATTGGCGCCGGCGTACACGCCCGATTGGGCCGAGCGCGCGGGGCAAGAAACGTTGTTGCTCGCCGCGCAGCGTCATTTGAACGAGATCGAAATCAAAGACGCACGGCCAGGCGACGTTTTGCTCTTCCGCATGGATGCGCGATCGCCGGCCAAGCATGTCGCGATCCTCGATGACGAAGAGCGGATCATTCATGCCTATTGGGGTCGCGCGGTGGTGTGCTCGCGCTTTGCGCCTTGGTGGCGCGCGCGCCGCGCTGCGGCTTTTGCATTTCCGGGAGTTGAAGCATGGCCACGATAATTCTCTCAGGCGTGGGCCAAGCGCTGGGCGCGAGCTTGCCGGGTGTTCTGGGCACGATCGGTGGTGTGATTGGTCAAGTTGGCGGCTCGTTGCTTGGCCAGTCGATCGATCAGCGCCTGTTCGGCGAGACGCGACGCTATGAAGGCGCGCGGCTCACTGATCTGCATATTCAGGGATCGACGGAGGGCGCGTCTATCCCGGCGATCTATGGACGCGTGCGAATAGCAGGCCAAGTGATCTGGGCCGCGCGCTTTAAAGAGCGCGTCTCTACCGAGGAGATCGATACCGGCGGTAAAGGCGGCGGGCCCACAGCAACGTCCACGACCTATTCCTACTCGCTCTCGTTTGCGGTTGGGCTGTGCGAAGGCGAGATCGCGCGGATTGGGCGGGTGTGGGCGAACGGTGAGCCGTTCGACCTTTCGCAAGCGGCGTGGCGCCTCCATCGCGGCAGCGAGGTGCAAGAACCTGATCCGCTGATCGAGACGATCGAGGGCGCCGATGCGCCAGCCTATCGCAGCTTGGCGTACATCGTGTTCGAAGATTTGCCGCTGGATCAGTTCGGCAATCGCATCCCGCAACTGTCGTTCGAGATCATCCGGCCAACCCCGGAGCAAGGTGAGCGTTTCGAGGAGCGCGTGAAAGGCGTTTGCCTGATCCCGGGCGCCGGTGAGTTCGTCTATGCGACGCAAACCGTGATGCGCCAGCTGGGGCCAGGGCAAGAGATCGCTGAGAACGCGCACGCTGAGCAGCGTGCGAACTTGCTGGTGTCGCTTGACCAACTTGAAGCTGATTTTCCGAATTGCGAGACCGTGCTGCTCGTGGTCGCTTGGTTCGGTGACGATCTGCGCTGCGGCGCGTGCCAGATAAGGCCTGGCGTTGAGACTGACGCGAAGACGACCACGCCGATGGTGTGGCGCGTCAGCGGCGTCGAGCGGCACGAGGCGTATGTGGTCAGCGAGCACGAGGGGGCGCCCGCGTGTGGCGGCACGCCAAGTGATCGCAGTGTGTTGCAAGCGATGACCGAGCTTAAAGCGCGTGGCTATAAGGTAGGCCTCTATCCGTTTGTGCTGATGGATGTGCCAGAGGGCAATTCATTGCCCGATCCGTATGGCGGCGCGGCGCAAGCAGCGTATCCGTGGCGCGGCCGTATCACGCTTGATCCCGCGCCCGGCGAAAGTGGCTCGCCGGACAAGACAAGTGCTGCAACGGCTCAGGTCGAGAGCTTCTTTGGCGGCGCTGCGCCTGGAGATTTTGGCGCGGGGTTGGCGTCGTTGCCGACTTATGAGGGACCTGACGAATGGTCGTACCGGCGCTTTATTTTGCACTACGCCAAGCTCGCAGAACTCGCAGGCGGCGTGGATGCGTTCATCATCGGCTCCGAGATTCGCGGGCTGACGACCGCGCGTGATGGTGCGGCAAGCTATCCTGCTGTGCGGAAGCTGCGCGACCTCGCGGGCGATGTCCGCTCGCTGTTGCCGGCCGTGACGCTGACTTATGCGGCGGACTGGAGCGAGTATTTTGGTCATCAACCGCAGGATGGCTCAGGTGACGTGTTCTTCCATCTCGATCCGCTGTGGGCCGATGCAGACATTGATGCTGTCGGCATCGATTGGTACCCGCCACTCACGGACTGGCGCGACGGCGCCGATCAAGCGGATGCAGCTTTGGCGCGTCGCATTCATGACAGCGGGTATCTCGAAAGCCGTATCGAGGCCGGCGAGAATTACGACTGGTTCTATGCCTCGGATGCTGACCGCTTATCGCAGACGCGTACGCCGATCAGTGACGGCGAATACGAGGAGTCATGGATTTTTCGCGCTAAGGACGTTCGCAACTTTTGGAGCCGCGCGCATTATGACCGCCCGGGCGGCGTGCGCGCGGGATCGCCGACGGCTTGGGTGGCGGAGAGCAAGCCGATCTGGTTTGTCGAGCTAGGCTGCCCGGCGATCGATAAAGGCGCCAACGCGCCAAATCTGTTCACCGATCCCAAGAGCAGCGAAAGCGCAGCGCCGCCGTTCTCGTCCGGCGCGCGCGACGATCTGATCCAGCGCCGCACGCTCGATGCGTATCTGCGCTATTGGAGCGATTCTGCGAACAATCCGATCTCCAGCATCACTGATGAGCGGATGCTGGCGGAAGCGTTTCTGTGGTCGTGGGACGCGAGGCCCTATCCGGCGTTTCCGGCGCGCGATGATGTTTGGGCGGATGGCGCGTCGTGGCGGTTGGGCCATTGGTTGAATGGTCGTGCTGGGCTGTCATCACTGACGGAGATCGTGACGCACATTTGCGCGCGTGCTGGCGTCGATGATGTGGATACATCGGCGCTGGTGGGCGCGGTGAGTGGCTATGTGGTGGATGCGCCGTTGGATGCGCGCGCTGCACTTGAGCCGCTGATGGCGGCTTATGATTTTGTGGCGGTTGAGCGTGAAGGCGTGATCACGTTCTTTCATCGTGAGGATGCGAGCGTCACCGAGATCGAAACAAACGCACTGAGTGCCGATACGATTGCGGCGACGTTCGCATCGCGTGCAGACGCGGCCGAAGCTCCGGTTGAGGCGCGTGTGCGCTTCATTGATGGCGAGCGAGATTATCTAATCGGCGCTGCGAGCGCGCGGCGACTTGATCGCGCCGAAGGCGGCGTCGTCAGCATAGATGCGCCGTTGGTGCTGGACGCAGATGCCGCAGAGGCGCTAGCGCGGAGGGCTCTGAGTGACCGCCGGGCTGCGAATGAAACGCTCCAGCTTGGCTTGGGGCCTGAGCATGTTGGGCTTGAGCCTGGGGATGTGATCACCCTTGAGGGTGGCGCGGACGCGTTTGAGATAACGCGCATCGAGGATTCAGAGCTGCGCCGTCTCGAGCTCCGTCGCACGCGCGCGGATGCGGCGGCGCGGGTCAGCAATGGTGAGCCGGGTGCCCCGACGCCGCCCGCGCTTGCACCGACGCCCGTATTCGCGGTGCTTGACCTGCCGCTCTTGCCTGGCGCTGAAGATGACGAGCGCCCGCTGGTCGCGATCTTTGCGTCGCCGTGGCGCGGTGCGCACGCTTTGTATGCTGGCGCATCTTCGGCGCGTCGCGCGAGTGTCACGCAGCCTGCGATCATCGGAGAGCTTATTTGGGCGCTGTACCCTGGCCCGGTCGATCGCTGGGATGATGGCAACCGCGTTCGGATTACGCTCTATGGCGGTGCGCTCGCGAGTGCTGAGAGCGATGCGGTGCTTGGCGGCGCAAACATTTTTGCGATCGATGCGGGCGATGGCGAGTGGGAGATCGTGCAGGCGAGGAATTGCATACTCGTTGAACCGAACACCTACGAACTCTCCGGCTTCCTGCGCGGCCAGCTGGGCTCAGCGCATGCGATGCGCGAGCCGCATCCGATTGGTGCGCGCATCGTGAAGCTCGATGCACGGCTCGGGCGGTGCGAGGTGGCTGCGCATGAATGGGGTGAAGTTTTGGAGTTTGCAGCGCCGCCCTATGGCGCGCTTGCGAGCGATGAACGCGCGGCGCGACTGACTTCGATTTTGCCTCGCGCGGCCGCTCGGCCCTGGGCGCCAGCGCATTTGAGGGCGCGTCGAGTCGGGGGCGGTGACGTTGAGATCGATTGGGTCCGCTGCGCGCGGGCGGGCGGCGATAACTGGGGTGTGGGCGAGCCGCCGCTTGGAGCGCTAGCTGAGTCGTACCGGCTCACCATACTCGATGGCTCGACCGTTAAGCGCTCGGTCACCGTCGCCGGCCCGGCTTACACCTACATCGCGGCCGAACAGACCGCCGATTTTGGTAGTTTGCCTGGATCGTTGCAGCTCCGAGTGTCGCAAATGGCGGACAACGGTGGAGAAGGGTTGAACAACCAGTTAACCATAACATTATAGGCCAACAGCCAGAAGGCTGGCTTGGTGATTCCTTTTGAGGCGCGCCCGGCTGCCATTGTCTGCCCGGAGCGCAGTCAGACACTTTGAGTAGTTGGGACCCATACGCCACGCTCGGCCTCGCCCGCACCTCGACGGCGGACGAGATTCGCCGCGCGTATCGGACCATGGCCAAAGAGCTGCACCCGGACGTTCGGCCCGGTGATAAAGCGGCGGAAGAACGGTTCAAACGCGCAACCGCTGCCTTTAATCTGCTTTCCGACCCGGTTCTAAAATCGCGCTACGATCGCGGTGAAATCGATGCGGACGGCAATGAACGCATGGCGTTTAGCTCGCGGCCGCGTCCAAACCAGCGCGCTCATGCCGGCGCCGGAGCCGGCGCGGGCCCAGCAGGAGCGGGGCCGGGCGGCGCGCAAGACCCGTTCGATCTGGGCGACATCTTCTCCGATCTGTTCGGCCCCGGCTTTGGCGGCGGACGCAGCTACACGCGCATGCGCGGGCGCGACATTCGCTTCACGCTGGAAGTCGAGTTTCTGGACGCGATCAACGGCTCCAAGCGGCGGGTCTCGCTCGCCGAGGGCCGCACGCTGGAGGTCGGCATTCCGGCCGGCGTTGAGTCCGGCCAGGTGCTGCGGCTGAAGAACCAGGGCGGCGCAGGCATTCAAGGCGGCCCGGCGGGCGATGCGTTGGTGGAGCTGACGGTTAAGCCACACGCGTTTTTCCGGCGCGAAGGTCAAGACGTTCATATGGATTTGAACATCTCTCTGACCGAGGCGGTCGAAGGCGCCAAGATTCAAGCGCCGACGCCCACGGGAACCGTGACCTTAACCATCCCCGCCGGTTCCAACACCGGCAAGACGTTGCGTCTAAAGGGAAAAGGCGTTGGCGGTACGGGCGACCAGTTTGTTCGCCTGCAAGTGGTGCTGCCGGAGCTGGCCGACGAAGATTTGAAGAAGTTCGTCAAGAAATGGCCGAAAAGAGACTATGTCCCGCCTAGGCCGCAAGGCTGA